AGTTTAAATATGAAACTTCCTTATCTTGACGATCCTAAAAGACCAGTACCAATTAAAGATTTTACGGTATCAGCTTTGTCAATTTCTCAAATTTTAGCTATACCAAGAACCACAATTATTAGATGTTTAGATGCTCTAATAAAACAAGATTATGTGGTTAAAACTCCTAAGGGATACTACATCTCGTTAGAAGAGTTCAGAAGGGACACACTTCCCATATACCAAAAGTACTATAAAAAGTTAAATAACATCAAACATATTTAATTAGCCTCACTTAAGCATAAGGCTATAACTATGGAGGAAATATGTATTCTCTTAATGAGCTTACTATGATTTCTGATGGTGCAAAAAGGTGGGACAAACAAGAAGAACAACTTAGAAAAAATGGGATCTTAGGATCTATTGATACACAAATAACTAAGGGTGTTCTTCCTCTGGTCGCACATGAGCTACTTACAGAAATTGCTACCGTTGCAACTAACAGAGGTGCAAAACCATTTTGGTTAAAAGCTCTGGAAAACTTAGATGTAAAAACCACATCTTATATTGGTTTAAACTATGCATTTATCGGTGTAGGTCAGCAAACTGATGTTACAAACATTTGCATAAATATAGGCAAAGCAGTCTGTATTGAATTGTGGTCTAAAGACTTTGAAACTACTAATAAGCCTTTATTTGATCGTCTTTTTAATATGGCTGTGCGCAATCATAATAGCCCAAGACACAGACTTAAAGCTATTTCTGCTGTCGCACAAAGAGAAGGGTTTGGTTTAAATAGATGGAATGCAGAACAACAACTTAATGTTGGTCAAGCTATTTTAAATGCAGTTCTTCATTCTTCAAAGCTATTTGAACTTTTTGAACTACCAAGAAAAAATGGCAAAACGCAGCCTAAGCAATTAGGTCTAACTGAATTAGGTTCAAAGCTAGTATCTGAATTAACTGAAGATGTTAGATGGTTGTCGCCTATTTTCAAACCTATGTTACAAAAGCCTAAAGAGTGGACAGACTTTTCTTCTGGTGCTTATCACGATACTAAACTAGCTAGTTTGGTACCACTAGTAAGAATGGCTCCTCATGAGCAAAAGCAACGCATCGATATGCGAACTAAGTCAGGTAAAATGGACAGAGTTTATGCTTCAATTAATGCTATTCAAAATACTGAATTAGCAATTAATAGAACTGTTTATGAGCAAGTAAAAGCTGCTTGGCATAGAGGAGATGTCATTAAAAAGTTTCCTCGTATGAAAAAAGTTAAGTCACCTAATAAAGTTAAAAATTGGGAAGAGCTTGACACTAAGCAAAGAAAAAAAGTAAAGAAAATAAAAGAGTCTATTGTTTTAAGAAATAGAGCAATTGATGCTGATATTGTAAACTTTACTTGTGATCTTCAAACTGCAGAAGACTTACTTAAGCATGATAAGTTTTATCAACCACATAACTTAGATAAGCGTGGTCGCATTTATCCTATACCTACATTTAATCATCAGCGTGCTGATCACATACGAGCTATGTTTCAGTTTGCTAAAGGTAAACCGCTAGGTAAAGATGGTGCATATTGGCTTGCTATTAGTATAGCTAATAATGGTGACTTTGAAAAAGTAAGTAAAAAGAGTTTAGATGCTCGCATTGAGTGGGTCAATAAAAATCAAAGATCAATTTATTTGATTGGCAAAAAACCTACACTCACTAGACACATATGGCAAAGCGCTGATAAGCCTTTTAGTTTTCTTGCAGCTTGTATTGAGTTTGCAGGATACATGGAAGAAGGTGATGAGTATGTGTCTTACTTACCTTGTTCACTTGATGGAACTAATTCAGGTGTTCAACACTATTGTGCCGCACTAAGAGATGCTGAAGGTGGCTCAACAGTAAATTTAGTACCTCATGAAATGCCTGCTGATGTTTATCAAATAGTAGCAGACAATGTATTAGATCAAATTAGATCTGATACTGAGAATATTGAGATTGCTAAAATGTGGCTTGATTACGGTGTAACAAGATCTGTAGTTAAGCGTAATGTTATGACTTTTGCTTATTCATCTGAAAAATATGGATTTAAGCAGCAGCAAATGGAAGATCTTATGAAACCATTAGCAGACGATGTGCTTGATGGAATTTTAAGTGAACACCCATTTGGTGAAGATGGAGGTCATAAAGCAGCAAGTTATTTAGCTGATAAAGTTTGGAAAGCTGTCAACATAGTAGTTAATAAAGCTGCTGTTGGCATGAAGTTTATTCAACGTTGTGCATCATTGTGTGCACATGAAGCTAAACCACTAACTTGGACTACTCCAATTGGGTTACCTATTGTTCATGCTTATCAACAATGGGATATAAACCGAGTACGCATATTCTTATATGATAAAGAAATAAACTTAGCTAATGCTAGTGTTAATAGCAAAGTTACGCCTGATGGTGATGTTTATAAATGTATCATGTGTAATATACGTACTAAACCTAAAGGTACTATAGATAAAATTAAACAGCGCAATGCTGCTGCACCAAATTTTATTCATAGTTTAGACGCTAGTCACCTTATGTTTACTGTTCTTGCAGGTGTTGAAGACGGTATTGAAGATTTCTTATTAATTCATGACTCATTTGCTACTCATATGGCTGATACTCAAAGGTTTTTCTATTTAATTAGAGAACAGTTTGTAGCTATGTATGAGCATTTTGATGTCATGCAAGATCTTCATGATTCAACATTTGAGCAGTTAAGTCCTAATGGTCGAAACAACATTGTTGAAGCACCAGAAAAAGGCAACCTTAATATAACTAAAGTATTGGAGAGTGACTATGCATTTGCGTAAGCATGACACCACGAAAGAGTGGCAAAGACTCTATGGAGATCGTGTTCATAGAGATGACGAAAAGGATCATTGGATAGCTACTGCTGTTGCTATGGTTCTTGAAAATAAAGCTATACCCGTTGATGTCTTAGCAAATTTAGACTTACACGGAGTAAGCATTAATTGGATTTTTAAAGAGGCAGCAAGCATGTCTCCTGATCCAGATCAAACTAATTGTTATGTTGTAGGAGAAGACTAATATGGCAAAAGCTAAATATACAAGCTCTAAAGGTACGGCTATGTGGCCGTGGTTAGCAAAACCTGATACTAGGTTTGATGCTGAAGGCAAGTATAAAACGGATCTTCTAGTTAAAAAAGAAGATGCACAAGAATTTGTTGATATGGCTAAACAAATTTTTATAGAAGAGTTTGGTGAGAAATCACTAGCAAAAGCAAAGTGGCCATTTATGAATGACGATGAAGCTGGTGGCATAAAAATACGTGCTAAGTCTAGCAAAAAACCTACATTATTTGATGCAAAAGGTAACGTCATAAAAACAGATTTACCTGTTGGTAATGGTTCAACTATTAAATTAAGTGGAGTCATGGGAACATACTCTGCAGGAGGTAACATAGGAGTTACTGCATACCTTAATGCTGTTCAAATAATAGATCTTGTTGAATTTGGAGGTTCTACATTTGAAGAGGAAGATGGCTATGTTCATGAAGCTACGGAGAGTGCAAGTGACGCAACGGAAGAGTTCAACGACTTTTAAGAATATAAAGTTTGTTAATAACTATCGTAGTGGACTTGAAGCACAAGTAGCAGAACAACTAGATAAAACAGGTATAAAATATGAGTATGAAACAATTAGATTACCATACAAGCTTGATGCTAAATATATACCTGATTTTATTATAGGTGATTTAATAGTCGAGTGTAAGGGTCGCTTTACATCTGAAGATCGCAGAAAAATGCGACTAGTAAAAGAGCAGCACCCAGACTTAGATATTAGGTTTGTGTTTTCACGTTCATCATCAAAAATCAATAAAGGTAGTAAAACAACATATGCTGACTGGTGTCATAAATATGGTTTTCCTTTTGCTGATAAATTAATACCAGAAATATGGTTAGGAGAGTAAATGTCTCAGAGTACTGAAATGTTAAGCCACATGAAACGTGGTAAAAGACTTACAAGATTAATTGCTTTGTATGAATACAGAGTTCAAAATATAACTGCAAGAATACGCGACTTAAGACAAGCCGGTTGGAATATAAAAACCGACAAAAAGCGTGATGCGCATAATGCAATTTATGCTGAGTATTATCTCGGCAAACCTCATAAATTAGCAAATTAAATAGCGGGGCTTCGGCCCCGTTTTTTTTAGGAGTTTATATGAACGCAGATTTAGTTTGGAAACAAGCACTGCAAGATTGTGCAAAAGATTATCATTATGAAAGTAGTCCAAGAGATTTAAAAATACGTGAAAGATTAAACTACATTTATAGTGTCGACATGAAAGAACCAATAGTTTGTAACGAAGCAAGAGACCTTAATTACAAATTTATGTTTGGTGAAGCAGCATGGATTTTAAAAGGCAGAAATGATTTAGAATACATAGAAAAATTTATGAAAAGCTATGCTAAATATAGTGACGATGGCTTTACATTAAATGGTGCTTACGGTCCTAAAATTATGGATCAATTATCATGGGCAGCAAATGAACTTAAAGAAGATAATGACTCACGACGTTGTTACATAAATATATGGCGTGAGCGTCCAGGTAAAAGTAAAGATATTCCTTGTACTACAGGTATGCAGTTTATTTTACGAGACGGCAAATTAAATGCTTTAGTTAATATGAGATCACAAGACGTAGTTTATGGAATGACATATGATATTTTTACATTTACCATGGTCGCTAAAGCTCTTCAGTTATTACTTTATTCTCATTGTAATCTTATGGTTGATATAGGTGAACTATGTGTTAGAGCAGGTTCAGCTCATATATATGAAACTGATTATGATAAAGTTGATGAGTGGCTAAGTAATGATACATATAATAGACTTGTGCCAGAAGTACTTAAATCAGTTTTAGGTGCATCATTAACAATTAGTGATTTATCAACAAAATTAGAAGTGTCAGGACAACACCTTGGTAATAATTGAAGGTGCTGATGGTACTGGCAAGACTACCTTAGGTCGTGCAATTGCAGATTATATAGGTGGTCAATATTTTCATTGTGGTTATAACGAAAAATGGAACATAGAAATATATCATAGGCATATAGTTCACACTGCTGCTCGGTTAGAAGAGCAAGCTAATATTCCATGCGTTATAGATAGACTTGCACTAAGTGAAGAAATTTATGGGCATGCATATAGAGGTTGTCCTTCTTATAATACAAGTAATTTTATGAATGAAATTATAAGAGATTATAAGCCAATGCTTATTCTTTGTAGCAATGAAAATGCAGAACAAAATCATGAGCTTAATAAACTAAACCGTACTGAAATGTTTGATACTATTAAAGGTATTTCAGAAGCATATCAAAGACTTGTTTTAATGGGTAGGTATGGTCAATGGTTTAAATATGATTTTGATAAAAACAATATGAATAGTTTTATTTCAAGTTATTTTAAGGAGAATTAATGTCTACGTTAGTTGCAGATGTTTATGCTTTACAAGCAAAATATGGCTTTAATCACGAGCCTTTAAATAGTGAAAAATTAGCTCTTAGAGTTGATCAAGTTGAAGAAGAATTTGATGAGCTACTACAAGCCTTTCAAGACAAAGATGCTGAAGGTATGGTCGACGCTTTAATTGACATAACGGTGTTTGCATTAGGCACTCTTGCTTTTGCAGGTGTCGATGTTGAAGAAGCATGGCAA